CTGTTTGAGCTTTCCCGTCAGAAAGGATCTCGGTTGCGCCAAGCAGTGCGCCAAGAGCCAATTACGGGCGATCAAGCGTTCTATGAACGTATTGATACATCTCCTGCTGTCCCTATGGGAGCCAGGCATTCTTCAACACCTTTTACGCCTTCTGAGCACAGCAGGCGTAGACTAGTTCCTAGTGATTGGGTCTGGAACGACTATCTTGATAAAATGGATAAGATTAAATTGTTAACTGATCCAACATCTGCTTATACCGAAGCCGCAATCGACAGTTTGGGGCAACGGACTGATATGATTATTATTGAAGCCTTGGGCGGCAACGCCTTTAGCGGTCAAAATGGTGCGACAGCTGTCGCGTTACCTGCTGAGCAGATCATTGTCAATGGCGCCACTGGGTTCACGATGGCTAAGTTGCGTGAGGCAAAATACCGTCTTGATCGTCAAAACGTGAAGGCTGAAGGACGTTATATCACTATCAGCGCCAAGGGATTGATGGATCTTCTGGCTGAACCAAACTTAACGTCTGCCGATTATAATACCGTAAAGACATTGGTTGATGGTCAAATTAATACTTTTATGGGGTTTACCTTCATCCATTCAGAATTGCTTGCTAACAGCAACGCCGGACAAGCGAACAACATTCGTTCCTGCTTTGCTTGGCAGCGTGACGGGATGATGCTGGGGATCGGTCAGGATGTTAACGCTCGTGTTTTTGAATTACCAGAACGAAACTATTCTATCCAAGCTTATGCCTCAATGTCGCTTGGATCAACGCGACTGGAAGAAAAGCGAGTTGTTAAGATAGACATCACTGAACCGCAAAACTTCTAATAAATTAGAAAGGAAACTACTATGGCTGATACTTATGGCTACAACATGGGGTTGTTGCTTAATTCAAGTCCACCGGCACGTCCGTCTATTCCTGATGTGAATTCGCCAATCCGTTGCTTTTTAGAAACTGTAACATTGGCCGCACAAGCTGCAGCGGATAGGATTTTTATCGCTCGCGTTCCTAAGGGAGCGAAAATACTTGGAATTTCTCTGAATGCTTCTGCCACACTTGGCGGCACAGCAGAAATTGCAATAGGTATTGCTGGTGCAACCACTAAATATCGTGCTTCAGCAGTCTTCACCACAGCTAATGCTTGGGTTGAAAGTGCGTTAAATTCAGCCGTTGGTGTAGCACTAACAGCGGATGAAGATATTTTTATTACGGTTGCTGCTGCGTCATTGCCTGGTTCAGGCACGCTGCGCGTCAAGGTTGAGTATTTAAGCAACTAACAGAAGGGCGGGGGCTAACTGCCCCCGCTTCTTAAAATGGCAACAGAAGTTGAAATTTGTAACATGGCTTTAGATTTGATTGGTGCAAACCGGATCACTTCTCTTGCGGATAATACGTTGCAGGGCAGGATATGTGCCGCTAACTACCCACTGCTTCGTGACGCAGTATTAACAGCCTATCCGTGGCGTTTTGCAATTAGGAGAGTGTCTTTAACTGCGTTGGTTTCGACTCCTATATACGGATGGGGTAAGGAATATCAATTACCAACTGGCCCTAATCCGCTGAAATGTTTATTGGTGTTGGATACCGCTCAGGATGCAACAACTGCTGATAAAGAATGGACGATAGAGGGAACAAAATTAGTTGCAGATTATTCAAGCCCTCTTCTTATTCGGTATATAGGGCAGGTCACTAATACCCAGGAATTTGATTCATTATTTGTAATTGCGCTATCCGCTAGACTTGCAGTTCATTTGTCAGCAAATATAACGGAAAGTGCTGGGCGCATTGACCAGGCAAGATCATTGTATCAAGAAACGATAGCAGAAGCTCGCGCCACAAATGGCACGCTTGGTAAATCAGGCATATTGCGTAGCATCGATCTGTTATCAAGCCGAGGGGAGGGCTTCCCAATTGGGTAGGATCACTGGTTTATATGCGAATTTCAACGCGGGTGAGTGGGACCCAACTTTACACGGTCGGATGGACCTTGAGAAATACAGGAATGCTTGCAGCCGTATGTTGAATATCGTACCGGATTATAACGGCTCTGCTAAACGTCGCCCTGGGACAAGGTTCGTTAAGCCATCGAAAAGCAATCAGGTCGTTCGGTTAGTACCGTTTGAGTTTTCAACAGAACAGGCTTATGTGCTGGAATTTGGCGATCTTTATACTAGGGTATTTAAAGATAGGGGTGTTGTTGAAACTGCCCCTAACACTTCATATGAGTTTGTGACACTTTATCAAACAGCTAGCTTGCCATTCCTAAAATGGGCGCAATCGGCTGATGTTATGTATATGGTGGATGGGTTAAGGACATGCCAAAAGATCACGAGGACGGGACACACAAACTGGACAACTGCTAACCTTGTAAACTTGGATGGGCCATATTTAGAGATAAACACTACCACTACAACTATGATTTTAAGTGCTACGACAGGAGCTATCACAATCACTGCATCGGCAGCTACTTTTGCTGCTACGGATGTTGGGCGGTTAATTAGAATTCAACACGGGACAACTTGGGGGTATGCCAAGATAACAACTTTTACCTCAAGCGTTTTGGTTAGTGCTACGGTGGTTAATTCGTTTGGAGGTACAACCGCCGTAAGAAATTGGCGGTTAGGTGCCTGGTCTGATACGACTGGATGGCCTTCTTGTGTGACTTTTTATGAAGAGCGCTTGTATTTTGCTGGCACAAGATCACAGCCCCAAACATTATGGGCTTCGGTGGTTGGTGATTATGAGAATTTTGCACCATCAAAAACAGATGGCGTAGTAACGGCAGATAGTGCAATCACTTTCACTATATCGGATGACCGCGTGAATGCTATTACGTGGTTAAGCGCGGGTTTAAAACTTGGCATTGGCACAATAGGTGGAGAATTTATTGCCCAAGCATCCACCCTTAATGAGGCATTAACTCCTGATAATATCACAGTGCGCCGCCAAAGCACCATCGGCAGCGCTAATATGAACCCTGTTCGGGTTAACCAGGCCGTATTGTTTGTCCAAAGGCTACGGGAAAAAGTATATGAATTTGCCTATGATGTTTTAGAGAATAACGCGACTGTTCCAGAAGTTTCCATATTGTCGCGGCATTTAACAAGACGCCGTATTCGCGAGATTGCTTATCAGCAAAACCCTAATTCAATTATGTGGGCTTGCGCTGATGATGGGAGTTTACTTGGTTTTACTTATCTTCGCGAGCAGGATGTTGTAGGCTGGCATCCGCACGCTTTAGGTGGAGCAAATGTTAAGGTTTTAAGCCTTTGTTGTATTCCTGGCACAACCCAAGATGAATTATGGATGTGTGTAGAGCGCACGGTAAATAATACCACCGTGCGTTACATCGAATATATGACCTATGATTTTCAGCCCATAAATCAGAATGACAAGTACAAAATGATATTTGTGGATAGTTCATTGGAATACAGTGGGGGGCCAATCACTACAGTTAATGGATTGACGCATCTTGTCGGGCAAACAGTACAGGTGCTGGCTAATGGTGCAGCTCATCCTGATAAATTTGTAAACAATGCAGGACAGATTGAGTTGGATTACCCGGCCACAAATTTGCAAGTTGGTCTTGGATATAAAACAGAACTTGAAACCCTTGATCTTGAAGGCGGCTCTCAGGATGGGACAGCTTTGGGTAAAAAGAAACGTGTACATAAGATAACTGTCTGGTTTTACAATACATTGGGCGGAAAGGTTGGTTTGAATGATGCTGTTGATGAGGTATTGACGCGCGATCCGTCAATGCCAATGGATCAAAGTCCGCCGATTTTTACGGGTGTTAAGGTGATTCAATCGCCTTATGGGTGGGATTATAGATTGAGAGTAAAAATAGTGATGGAGCAGCCTTTGCCGATAACTATTTTGGCGATAGCTCCGACAATGACAGTAGTGGAGGGGTAAGTAATGTGTGCTTTAGAGGCAGCAGGTTTGGCTTTAGGAGTTGTGGGTGGATTATATCAGGGGGTGGCCCAACGCTCGGCATCCAGATATAATGCTGCCATGTCTAAGCAAGAAGCGAAGCTCGCGCAAGCTCAGGGTTTAGAGCAGGAACGCATGCAGCGTATCCAGGGATCAAAGCAACTTGGGTATTCAAGGGCTATGATTGGCAAATCCGGCGTTACCAACAGCGGATCATTGCTTGATCAATTGGCTTATTCTGCCGGGGACGTGGAATTGGATTCCCAGAAGATCAGGGCGAATACCGCTAACAATGTCAATTCGTTAAAAGCGCAATCAAAGCTTTATAAGCAACAGGGAAAAAATGCGATGATCAGCGCTGGTATTGGTGCTGGTACAAGCTTGCTTACTGGAATTTCTGGTATGGCTGGTTCTTCTAATAGTTGGCTTACGAAACCGAATAATTGGACTGCAAATCAAATTCGCTCAAAATATGGATATAAATACTAATGCCTGAAATTAAATTCTACGAGACGCAGTATGGTATCCAGAACGTTAATCTGCCTCGCGCGGATGCTAATGATTTTGGCTATGACATTGGCGGCGCAATCCGAGATACGGGGCAATCTGTTGATGAATTTGCCGAAGAGGACAACCGACTGAAAGAGGCAGAGGACAGGGCCGCTGCTATGCGGATGCAGGATGATTTTGAGCGCTCGGCTATAAAAATGGTCGAAGATGAAAAATCAAAAACTCAGGATTATACTAATTTTGCTGATAATGTTCAGAAGAAATTGCTGGCGCACTCAGGGCTAATAGGTGGGGCAAAAAAATTCCATACGCAAGAAGGCCGTATTGATCTAGAAAACCGCTTAAATAGCGTCATGCAAAATGTTTGGCAGAACAATTATGGGTTTGAGCGTGGTCAGCGGCGTGAAAAAATCCATGCCGATACAACCGCCGTTCTGGATGGCCTGCAAGAGAAAGCATTGGCTGGGGAAGACCCCGATATGTTAAATGCTCAGGTCGACGATATAACCGCTAATGCAGATCACAGCGTATTTGGTGCATCAGAATTGATAGATTGGCAGTTTAACCGCAAACGCAATATCCAATCCCTTTATTTAAAGGGCATGATTGATCGTGATCCAAAAGCTGCATACAAGATCATATCTGGTGAAGGTAGTTTAGCCCCCCAGGCAATGGTTGATGACAGCCTTATTAATGCGGTTGTTCATCAAGAAAGCCGAGGCAATCCAAATGCTGTGTCTTCAAAGGGTGCGGCTGGTATTATGCAGGTTATGCCTGTAACAGCCAGAGAAGTCGCGCAGCAATTAGGTGATGAAAACGTCGCTGGTATGTCGGATGCGGAAATCACCGAATATTTGAAGACTCCAAATATCGGGAAATTATACGGTTCAACCTATTTGAATAATATGCTGCAACGGTACAGCGGTTCGCAACCGTTGGCACTAGCTGCTTACAATGCTGGCCCTGGACGGGTCGACGAATGGATAAAGAAGTTTGGGGACCCGCGCAATGGTGAAATAACCTGGCAGGAATGGACGAATAAAATCCCCTTTGAGGAAACCCGTGGTTATGTCTCAAATATTATGGATAATATGAGTGGCAACAATGAAACGGTGCGCGCTCATCAATATCTACAAGGGCTTGATCCGAAACGTCAGGAAGAAATCACTAATTATGCCAAACAAAGCTTGAGGCAGTGGCATGGTGAACACTTTGATAGCGCATTGCTGGCTTTGGGTGAAGGGTCAGAGCAAAGCGAATTATCCCAGGATCAGCAGGAAGCCATATCAACTTCTTACTTGTCTACCATTTATGACAATCCAAATGAATTGATCCGCAAGGTGGATTTAGCACGTAATGTTGGTATGCTGAAGCGTGAAAGCAAAAAGATGACTTCAGGTCAGAT